ATTTCTGAAAAGTGTATAGCAGTATTGTCTTGAGTGTCTTCTTCTAAACCAACGATTATTTTGTATTCTTCAATTGCACCACCACCGCTAGCATAGTCTAATGGTTCGAAATCTAAAAAGTACTCACCATTAGTTACTGCAGTAGTATTAAGTATGTAGTTTCCATCTTCAGCTCCACTATCTGATTTAGCCTGAAGCTTTAATCCTACGCTATCACCAGCACCAGTAGGATCGTTTGCGTAAGAGACTTTAACTTTTAGTCTGTATTTTTTAGATGTAGATAGTACTATTTCCTCCTCAATATACGGATCATCATCATAACCATCGTTTATTAGCTTAAGGCTAGGTATATAGTTATTGCTAGCATCGGCCACTATAACAGGTGCAGAGTTGTTGCCAGTCTCATCAGTCCAACCAGTGGTGATACCACTTTCAAAAGTAGACCTTGTAACTAACTCAGTGCTAGACACCATGTAAACATCATTAACTCTGAATGCTGATATTTTTTCCTCCAGCATATACAATTGATCAGAGAACTCAGTTTGATTACCTGGAACTCTGTTAAATTGATTAATATCGTAAAAGTATTGTTCGAAGATTTCTTTTTGAGCTTGATCTGCAAATAGATTAAACTCTTGAGGTGTGATATAACCTCTTTGCTCTTTGTTGGCGATAGCCAAAACCTTTTGATATACTGTATTTATACTTACTGACATTAGTTCTATTTTATAGTTAAAGCAACCATCCTTTCGTAGAATGGCTGCTCTACTATAAGATAGTTACGCGTTTAAGCGTTTTTCAACGCTAGAATAAACCTCCATACCTTCATCTGTTTTAAACCAAGCGGCTAGCGCAGAGTAAGGGTGTTCATCAAACGGTACTGTACATAGTTTTCTACCATTAGAAGCCCAGTTAAATGTTCTTTGGTCTGGTGATAAAGTTATCATACGCTGCTCAACAGCTTTAACTCCTACGTTACGTAAGAATACATTATCATCATTAACTAAATCTAAGAACAGTCTAGGGTTTCTTTTAGCATATAATAGTAAATCTCTTTTAAGTTCCTTAGAGCTCATCTCTGTAACCCTAGAACCTATCTCAACACGCATAACAGCTTCAGCAAGATCAATATCTAAATCTCTAGCAGTGTTCAAAGCTTCAATCTCCATTTCTATGAGGTCAATCTCATCGTGAGCTATTTGCTGAGGCATGTGTTCTTCAAATAACGACCCGTTGTGTGGGTGGTATAATGAAAGCATCTTCTGTAATACTGTTTTGTTTTTAGGTACAAATAAAGAACCATTCTGAAAAATTATGTGTTCTAATCTTTGATCACCTTTCATTTCATCAACAAAGCAGGTTTTTTGATTAGAAGTGTATTTCAACTCTCTTTCATAACCCATTTCTTCGTCAAAGTAATATATGTTACTACCTCTTATCATGTAAGTCAACGGTGATCTACCGTTTCTTAAGTAGTACATTCTATCTTTTATTTCCCAAACCTCTTGGGGTTGCTCTTCAATAACAGCTTCTACCATTTCGTTAGCTGCTAGAGTTGTAGGTTGTTCTTCTTGAATAACCTCAGGCTTAGCTTTTGCCTTAACTTGTTTCTTTGCCATAATATAATATAATATAAATTAAAAAAAAAGATCGAGGCCGAAGCCCCGATCCAATATAAACTACTAGTTCAACAACATGAAGTTGTTAGCACCTTGAGTGATTAAACATCTCTCAGATAAGTAGTGAACTTCCATAACATCTTTTCCAGACGTCATTGCTCCTACAGATCCTGTAACCCAAGTCTTCATCTTACGAGACTCAGTTTGAGATTGACGGTAACGAACGTGTAAGAAAGGACGTTTCATGTTACTACCTAATTGCTCATCGTACACTGAAGATACACCTGCAGGTACAACTACACCACGAATGTTAGTAACAGTATCGTTAAGAGCTCCACGAGTTCCTTTGTCATTCAAGTATTTGAAGTCAGACTTGTAGAAGTCATAAGAACCACGACGGAATCCAGAGAAACCTAAATTAAGAGCCATGTTCTCGTTGTTATCAAACACTCCGTAAGAAGTACCACCAGCACCGTAAGAGTTCATAGAAGCTAACATATCGTCCATAGCAAGGGAAGTACCTCTATCTACAAATAACATGTTTTCTTCAATAGCACCATTTTGGTCAAACACAGCTAACATAGCATCAAATTCAGCTAAGTCAGTAGCAGCGTTAACACCAGTAATACCAGTTGATTGGTGACCTCTAGCTTCGATAGCAGCAAATAAACCTTCAGTACCAGAACCACCAGCACCAGTGTCTGCAGATCCAGCAGGAACTCCAGCAGCAGCAGCAGCTAAAGAAAGCTCACTTTCTAACATAGACATTTCCAAGTAGTCACCGAATCGAGCGCGAGTGTCTCCTTCAGCTTTTAAGTACCATAAGTAACCGTTTTGACCTTCTTCACCAGAAACTTCAACCCAACCAATAGCAGATGCATCAGATCCAGATACTTCGTAGAAGTCTTTCAAGATGATGTGCTTGTTTGAGTGAGATTTGAATGCAGGAGCATTAGCGGAAGAACGAGCTTCAGTACCTTTTCCAAACTCAGAACCGTATACTAAAATTTTGTAAGCTTGACCATCTGTTAAACCAGCAGCACCACAATCAGCGTGAGAGTAAGGAAGAACAGTAATAGTAGCTGCACCAGCAGTTCTAACAGTAACGTAACCTCTAATAGTAGCGTTAGACTGAGAAATAAGAACTGTATCACCTACTCGGATACCGTGATCAGCACCTACAGAGTGTCCATCAACATCGTTAGCAATAGTAAATACGTTCGCTGATACATCAGCATTTGTCGCTGTGTAAGCTAGGTGAAGACGACCTTGTTCAGACCATACCACTCTATCAGAAGCAGAAGCTTCTTCAGCACCAATTTGAGCTAAGAAACCAGAAATAGTTCTTTTACCATAGATCTCGGCTTCTTTCTCCATAAGATCTGGTAAGTATTGTTGCTCCCAACCAGTTGAACCTCCTGCGAAGTCAATATAGTTTGATTGTAGCGTTTGTTTACGTGGAGCCGCATCCGGTCCACTTCCAATTGAAATTGCCATAATTAAATGTCTTTTAAGTTAAGTTATTTTTTACTTTTAATTTTAAACTTGAAATCAGAAGTATTATCACCTAGCACTTTAAACTTAAGACCACCTGCTTCAACCTCTCCATGCGCCTGTCGAGGATTCATATTAACATTTTTGCTTTTAGCAACACTGTCTTTTAAAGCGTCGGCTTTCCCTTGTTCGTAAAAGTGTTGAGCAATTGCATCAGCATTATTTGCTGAGTATAAAGCTTTGTGATAACTCTGAGCATCATCTATAACACCATCCTTATTAACAAACTTGTTAATGAAGTTGTTTATGTTGCTTTGAGTTGACTTTACATTCTCAGCATTTTTAACATTAAACCTGTATTTCTTATCGCCAACATTATATTCAAAACCTTTGAATTTGTCGCTAAAGACTTGTTCAGTCTTTTTATTAAATACAAGCTTCTGTCTTTCAGCTAATTCAGTTTTTGCTTCTGACTCTTTGTTATAACGATTAAAAAAGTCCATAGCTTTCTGCGCTTCAGGCGTTAACCTACTTCCTGCTTTAATCTCATCGTAATATTTAGACTTTTGCCCGTCTAAGTAGGCTTTAGCGCTGGCAACTTGCTCTTTAAGCGCTAATTTTTTTCTTTTTATTTCTCTTTCATCGTCTAAATCCTCATCGTACTTAAACGAATCTTCCATTAAGAAGTTTATCTCCTCCGCATTCAAGTGTGGTTTAGTCTTCTTGTAGTATTCCATTAGAGCGGTCTCGTTATCAAGATTGTTATAATCTTTGTTTAACTCAACATAATCCTCTAGACTACCGCCAGTCTCCTCCATGAAGTCAACTAGCTTTTGAACGTTTTCTGGTAGTGGGTTTCCTGTAGCTTGCGCTTCGGCTATAGCCTCTTCAACTTGCTCAGCAACCTCTTCTACTTCTTCTGAAGTTATCTCTTCTAATACAGGTCTTTCTTGTACTTCTGCTTCCGGCTGTACTTCTTCTGATTCTTGGACGGCATCGGTACTTTCATCGACTCTAACCACTCCTTCGTCGTCAGTTGCAGCTTTTGCAGCTTCTTCTGGTTCTTCATCACTTACTGGTTTGCTTAAATCTACTTTAAAAACTGAGTCATCTCCAGCGGACTCAAACTTAGATTCATCAATCTTAGTTTCTTGGGTTTGTTCAGTAGTTTCTTCAACTACTTTTTCGTTTTCTTCCATAATATAAAATATAAATTAGTAACTATCTGGGTATGAAATCCTCCATACCTATGCCACCACCAAGTATATCATTACCTGATGACTCAAAGCTTTTAGGTGGTTTACCTGTTTTTCTTTGCTCTATTAATTCACTTTGCTGAGATGCTTGTATTCTAGTTCTCTCGTCTTTACGGTCTTCCTTCATTTTATCCTTATCATCAACTTTACCCTGCTCCATGCCTTGAAGCTGTTGATTCATCTCAAACTCTAGCATCATAAGCTCTTTCTTACCAGCTATTTCTTGTTGCATTTTTTGACCCTCTAGTTGAGCTTTAACCTGCTCCAACTGGGTCAAACCCTGCATTTTAGCTTGGTCTTTCTGCATTTCTATTTGAGCAGCGGCTTGTTGTGCTTGCATGTTAGCCTGAGCTTGAGCTTGCATATTTTGCTGTTGCATCGCTTGGTCTTTCTCTTGCTTCTTCTTTCTTCTAAGCTTTAATACTTGATTAGCCAACTTAATGTTCTTTATGTCTCTAACGTCTATAGCATCTTCTAAATCTATACCACCCTTAGCTAAAGCTACTTGTATGTTATTTTCTAACATAGCTTTCTCTTCTTCATCTGGAGCTAAGTCTATAAATATACCAAAATCATATAAATGTAGATTGCTCATCTCTTCTAGTGTAGCCACGTTGTGAGCTCCTAAAGCATGTATGAAAGCATTTTTAGTAGGTGAGTATTCTATTATATCTGAAACTCTAAGTGATAATTGCTCAGCTACTTCTGCCGTTAAAAACAAACCAGATTGTAGTATGTGTCTTGTAGCTGTATTACTATTAGCAGCAGCTAGCTTTTGAACACCAACTAAAGCGTTCTTATCTGGTGTACTACCATCTCTAGCTTCGTTCAGACCAGTAACGTCGCGTATCATCTGTAGGTAGTAATTGTAAGTACCAATTAAACTCTGCATTTTTTGACCACCAGAACCGCTTGATATTTCCTGTATAGGTACTTTACCTGGATTCATGTCACCATTTTCGGTAAAAGATCTACCAATAACAGAACCTGTTTGGAAGAACATGTTTAATGCTTCTTGAGGATTATAGTTAGTTCCATTTCCAAGATCTATCTCAGCTAGACCGTCTGCGTCTAGATAAACACCATCTGGCACCATTCTAGACATTACTTGTTGTAACTTTAAGTGAGTCAACTGTATCATATCAGCAAATCCAGTAATACGCTTGACTAGAGACTCTATTCTACCTTGATACATTCTTGGAGCTACAATACTGTAGTTCATCTTGACTTTAGTAAAGTCGCTCTTTGGCCTTAACATATTTTCTGCTAACTGCCATTTGATTAATTTCTTAGTACCAAGTATTAAAGCACCTTCATATAAGCACTCTATCTGTCTTTGCAACTTACTGTAATTACCGTCCATGTCTTTTGGCGGGTTAAAAGTATCGTCTTTCTCAATTGCTTTTTTAGCACCTGATCCAGTTTCTTTTACTTTGTAAGTTTCGTTTTTATGAGTCTTCCAGTTGAAGTACAACACTTGAACTTGATTATTATCATAATCTCTTTGAGTATTGTAGTTACCTAAGTCGTAGTTGTTTGTTTTAGATATATCTAGTATCTCCTCTTCGGTTAAGTCAGGGAACTGCTTTACTAACTCATTGATAGGTACATGCTTAACTTCTCCAACGTAATATATATCTTCAAAGTATGGAGATTCAGTTTTAGAATAAACTAAGTTTGCTGGATCAACGTAATCAACAGTAACACCCTGAGATGTGTTAAAGCTCGTTTTAACAGCCCCTATACCTAAAACAGTAAGGTCATAGAAAAATCTTTTCTTTATAAGCTCGTAGTTGTTACCTTCTAGCAACACACTTATTGCTTGTTCTTCAGCTATCTCTACAGCTTGTTTGTACGTGAGCTGCATGTGCAGTTTCAACTCTTCTTCATTCTCAGGCATTTCAAACGTGTCATTTTCTGACAAATCAACACCAGTAGCTTGTCTAACTAAGCCAGTATACTCTTTTGATCTAATATCTCGAAGTATAGATTCCATATACTCTGTTCTCATCTCCACTCCAAACGGATCTTGAGAATAAGCTTTTATATCATAAGTTCTTTCTGATATACCATTTACTACTATATCTACAAACTTAGGTATAATAGGTACAGGTTTCCAGTCTAAGTTTAAATAACTTAAATCACCATTGATAGATAGCTCGTCTTTGTACTTTTGTATAGACTGCTCACCTCTAGCATATAGCCTTAGATTATGAAAATCATTTTTAGTACTTATATGTCTACCTGCTCTAGAACCACGGTCACTTGAGAACCACTCTTGCTCTATTGCTCTTGCTACTTTTAAACCGTACTCTGACGTCATTTTCTCAGTATCGCTTACTGCTTGACTTGGAAAATAACTTTTTACAACTGACTCAGCCATATTTACTTTTTAATTATTGAAGATGCAAAACCATCTTGATTATACTTACTTATGTTAACATTCAATTTAGCTCTCGAAGAAGGACCTTTTGGTGAGTATAAGTGTCTATTACAACCCATTATAGCTAAACCAGAACTAATGGCAGCATCGAACTTTGTTCTCTTGTTTATATCAAACTTCGCCCAATCATTCAACGTTTCTAAAAAGTACATAGTACCGTAGTCTCCGTCTCCTAAATGCCCAACGTGATCGTTGATATACATTTCAATTGCTGCAGCGTGAGCTTGTTTAATATCTTCGCTAGAATTAGGTATTCCACCTATTTCTTTTTCAGCGGTAGACAACTTGTTCCACACTTTATCAGGTCTGTTCATGCTAAACCCTCTGTATCCTCTTCTTCTAAAATAGTATAATAATCTTGGTTTGTTATTCTCAGCTAGTATAGGCATACCATAAAATATGCAAGCCATTAATACATCTTCAAAAAATATCTCTGCGGTTTGTGGTCTAGCTACATATTCTAAAAAAAATGTGTTAGCAGGAGCATCCTCCATACTAAACTTTGTCAACCCGTGTAAAGCGCCATTAGATCCTCTACCGTCTACAGTCCCGCTAATATCGTAACTATCACAACCAAAAGAACCCATATGCTCGTTGCCAGGGTGTTTAACGCCATTCTTTATTATAACTCTATTCTGAAGGTGTTGAGGTGGTACCCAACTTACTTTGAACCTACCATTAGGATCTGGGTGGAAAACAACACTAGTGTCTTTAACTCCTCCAGTCCATTGGAAACTACCAGTAGTTACTACCGATGTGTTTCTAATGCCTTCATTATAATCTATTTGCTCGTATATCTTTGTTAAGTTAAACAAGCTATTTTTTGTTTCATCTCTGAATGCGTGCTCTTCAGTTCTAGGAAACTGTCTGTAAAATTCATTTAAAGCGTCTTGATCGTCCTTTAATCCATCAACTTCGTTCTCCCAGTTGTCAATTACACCTACTTCAATTAGTTCTCCGTCTGGTCCACAAACTCGTTGCTCTGGAGTATTAAAGGTTGGTCTTCCATACTCATCAATAAATCCTTCAAAGTTCCATTCCATTGGGATAAACAAAGAATATAAACCAGATTTTGTTTGACCATTTTTATTTCTTTTTTTGACATCGCTGTCGTTATACAATTTTTTAAAGTTATCACCACCCTTATCTAAAGCGTTAGAAGTTGACCCCATCATACACTTACCAATAATCCTACTACCTAACCTTAAACAAGTTTTAGTAACTCGCCAGTTATTAAGTATATTGTCTGGTCTCTCCCATTTACCACTCTCATCGTGTACTAGCAACGCCAACTTTTCACCATCATAACTATTATCACCGGTATTCTTCCAGTCTATAGTAGTATCTAAACCTTTTATTTCATCTAACTTCTCGTTCGTGTCAATTTTTTTACGAGTAAACTTACTAGCAGG